ATGGGCATAACAATAGACTTCACCAAAGCAGTCGAGATAACACAGAGCAGACTCAGAGCAGAACGCAAGCCACTCATGGATGCTCAAGACGTTCTATTCCAACGCGCCCTAGAATCAGGCACAGACACTAAAGCTATAGTCGCTGAGAAGCAAAGACTGCGTGATATAACAAAGATTACTGCTACCACATTGGATGAGTTGAAGGAGTTATCAGCATGAGCCTAATTCTCGATGGCACAACGGGTATCCCAGTAACCACAGTAACAGGAACTCTGCCAGTAGCTAATGGCGGTAGCGGTCTTACAACACTAACCGCTAACAATGTAATATTAGGCGCAGGAACATCTAATCCTACATTTGTAGCACCTAGTACAAGCGGTAACTATTTAACATCAAACGGAACTACTTGGGTAAGTTCTACTCCAGCAGCCAGTGGCATAACAACAGGCAAAGCGATTGCAATGTCAATAATTTTTGGATTTTAAGGAGGCATCATGGCAGCAGTAAATATAGTAAACGTAGCATCCATATACGGCAAGACTACATACTACACGCCTTCAGGTACAGCTGCGGTTGTGTTACTGCCTAATGCTGCTTCATCTAGTACCGTTATGAAGATTAACGAGATAACCGCTGCTAACACTACTGGAACTGCTGCTAATACTACTGTCAGTATCTACACAAATGGTGCGGTTGCTCAAGGCTCTGCACCTAGTGGTGGTACAGCCTATCCAATAGCAGGAACAATCTCAGTACCAGCCAATACATCTTTAATAGTAAGTGATAAGGCTAGTGCGTTTTATCTTGAGGAAGGTGTGTCTGTGTCAATTACATCTGGAACGGCATCGGCAATCACTTACACAATCTCATACGAATTGATGGCATAGCATGAGAGCATTTCAAAACCAAATAAAAACCAGTAACCCAACCTTTGGTCTAAAGGGATTGGGAAGGACAGCTCTTACCTATACTCTTGGGTTGGTTAATAGTGGGTCATCCTCAGCACCACCAAGCGCATCTAATATGCTCGTAACGTGCAGTAATCTTCCAACTTATTCGGCTGGAAAGTCAGACATAATTATAATTGTTCCATTTAGAGCGTTTATATATTCTGTACTGTCTGGAACTGCCGCTCTTACAATTAGCGGAACTACTGCTGGCGACACTGTAAAGCTAACAAACAACGGCATTATTATGGGACTGGGCGGTACTCAAAATAGTGGCGCTGGTGGAACAGCATTAAGCATAGGACAAAATACTACTGTAGATAACGCAGTAGCAACAACAACTGCTTCTGGAACAGCCTGTAGCACTACAGCAAGTGTTTTGACAGTGGGCGGCACAGTTACTGGAGTGTTTTATATAGGTATGGTTCTTTCTGGTACGGGCGTAACAGGAACTCCAGTTATAGTATCGTTTGGTACAGGTTCTGGTGGAGCTGGAACGTATAATATATCCACAAGTGCCGCCTTAGGTTCCAGAACAATTACAGGAACTTTCTCATCATATATAGTCGGTGGTGGTGGTGCTGGCGGCAGAAATTCAGCGAATAGTGCCAATGGTGGTGGTGGTGCTGGTGGCACTGCATCAACAACGCCAAATTCACAATCAGCTACCTTTAGTAATGGTGGTGGTGGTATTGGCGGAAGACAAGTTCCGGGTATTGGTGGTCCCGGTGGTTCTTACGACCCCTGCAGTGGTTATGCAACGACATCTTATGGCGCTGGAGCAGGCGGTGGTGGTGGAGTTCAAAGCACTGGTGGTACTGGTCAAAGTGGCGATACTGGTGGTGCTGGAAATAATGCAGGTGGGTCTTCTCCATCCAGTGCTGGTGGTGGTGGCGGTGGCGGTTGGGGTGCGGCTGGTGGTACTGGTGGTGGCGGTGCGGCAGGTGGTACGGCTGGTAAGGCAGTAGCACTAAATGGCAACTCCATTACTTGGGTGTCTGGCGACACCAGTAGAGTGTGGGGAGGTATATCTTGATTTATCAAATATCTAATAATGGGGTTTACGAATATTTAAATACAGAAGAAGAAGCCACCGCTAGAATTACTCAATTACACAATGATTTTATGGAAGCTGAGGTGCCAGTTAGATTTACAGTCAATAAAGTTATGATTGGTGGTGATAATACGACTACATGGAGTACCGCTGATTTGAATGTAGATGATGGTGATTGTGCTTACGCAGTATTTAATCAAAATACTGGTATGCATGAAATGCTGGACACCAGAGAGAGTGCTATCGCTAGGCGCAATCAGTTGATTGAATCTTTCCAACTAGCTCATTTACCACAACTAGCTATACCTATGGAGTCCATGCCTACTGAATTAGTTGCAGGACAACCAATAACGCACATCAAGGCGTTTTGATATGTCAGTAACTCCAATTGCTCCACACACCGTGTTTACATATGACGGTGCTGTGTTAAATATCTTTTATGCCAATCAGGGTGAAGGACTACCTAGGCATGAGCATATGTACAGTCACGGCACAGTATGTACCGCTGGTTCTTGCATAATAAGGAAAGAGGGTAGAGAACTTATCCTCACCAAGATGTCAGAACCACTTAATCTAGTGCATAGTGAATGGCATGAAATAGAAGCATTAGAGGACAACACGGTTTTCATTAATGTATTTGCAGACGGAAAGAGCTAAATGGACAAAATTACTATATCCGTACAAATCTTAAATCAGGTTATGGGCTATCTAGGTTCTCGTCCTTATCAGGAGGTGTATCAATTGATAACAGCCCTTCAGGATGAGGCTAAAGAACAACTTGCTGTTAAAGAGGATGAATAGTGGACTACCAGATTGTTCTTAATATCGGCGCTGGATTAATCGCATTCTTGGGTGGATGGGTATTGAATAACATCACCAAAGCCGTTGAGAGGCTTGATAACGATGCAAGAGAGTTGCCTAGGATATATGTTGCCAAAGAAGATTATCATCGGGATATAGACGCTATCAAGAGTATGTGTAAGCAGATTTTTGATAAGTTGGATAGCAAAGCAGACAAAGATGACAGGAGGTAAGGCAATTGAAATACCTACTACTTAGCTTTATGTTGTTTGGGAATGCCGTAGCTGGGACTCTTACCATCTGCCACGACACACACTTTGCTCTATGTGAGTCATCTGTCGGTCACCCCACAGGCAAGATGATTACCGTTATTAGCAACGAAGGTAAAAAGATGCAATATCCAGAGGTGGCTGTTAATTGCCCTATCGTAAAGGGTGATGCCATAGCCTATCTGGGCACAGGAACAATGGGCAATAGCTGTATCAGCAAAGACAAGAATGTGGTTTATTCCATCTGGTCTCCCATTCAACACTTTCCGCAAGAGGCTAACGCTTACTCAACCAAGACTGAAAAAGCCCAAAAAGCGGAATTTGTACAATGCCCCACCTCCTCTAAGAATACTTTCTCGCAATGCTTTAGCATGGCCTGTAAGGTAGGGAAGGTCGTTAATGGAGTGCCCACCGCAGACTGTCTGTGCCCTCAGAACTCTAATATTGAGGAAACTACGGCTGTACCATCAGGTGCCGCATTCTTTACCGTAGCTGGGCAATTCAATAAGAATGGAAAGGATGTCTGTACTAGGAACCCAGTTGGTGGGCCTGCCCCAAACTAAGGAGACGCAAATGCTAGAATTTTTAGGTAGTGGATTGTTTGGAAGCCTCTTCGGAGGACTTTTTCGTCTTGCTCCAGAACTTTTAAAGTATTTTGACAAGGCTAACGAGCGTAAGCATGAGCTTGCTATGTTTGGTCTACAGACCGACCTAGAGAAGCAACGTGGTCAGTTCTCTATGGAAGAGAAGTACGTTGACCATAGCGTAACCCAATTAAACGCCATACAAGAGGCATTTAAGGAGCAATCGGCTACCGCGTCGTCTAGTTACAAGTGGGTAGCGGCTTTATCAGCCCTAGTGCGCCCGACGGTGACTTACGTCCTATTTGGTATGTACATTTCCTTCAAGATAACCATGATGGTATACGCTATGGGTACAGGTGTTACTTGGGTGGAAATAATGAAGAACAACTGGACTATTGATGATTTCAGTATGCTGAACATGATTTTGACGTTCTGGTTCGTGGGTAGGGCGATAGAAAAATATCCAAAATGATTTCAGATGCCATTCGCCTAGCGAGTGATGCCCTCGTCAAGCCATTTGAAGGGTACGCCAAGCGATTAAGTGATGGCAGTTGTGGGGCTTACCCCGACCCCGGCACTCACGGCGCTCCTTGGACGATAGGATGGGGCTGTACTGGGAATGATATAACGCCTGATACTGTCTGGAGTAAAGACAAGGCTCAGGAAGAGCTAGACAAGCATTTGCTGTACTTTGCATCTAAGGCTATAAAGATGTCACCTAGCTTGATTGCAAGCGGAGACAGGCGATTAGCGGCAATTATAAGTTTCACCTATAACTGCGGATTGGGCAATTACCGTATATCGACCCTCAAAAAAAGGGTTGATGCTCAAGACTGGGATGGTGCCTGTGAAGAGATTGTTAAATGGAATAAAGCGTCAGGAAGAATTTTGTATGGTCTAACACGGAGGCGTTTAGCAGAATCGGCTTTACTGAGTTAGCCAAAGGGGCTAAAATGACAAATAAAAAAGGGACTTAGCAATGACCGTCGCATCGGTAATGACCTACAATTCACTCGTCGAAAACATCCAGTCCTATCTGGAGCGTAGTGACGTCGCTACTATAGAAAAAATCCCTCTATTTATTATGCTTGCGGAACAAGTAATTGCCGCAGAGATTAAGTTCCTAGGAAACCTCACAGTAGTAGAGAGCAATATGGTTATCGGTCAGGCTGTAGTTGATAAGCCTGCACGTTGGCACAAGACCGTCTCTATGAATGTTAGCGTAGCTGGAAATAAGCAACCAGTGCTACTACGTAAGTATGAATACCTGAGAGAGTATTGGCCTAACGAGGCGCTTACTGATACCCCTGCGTACTATGCAGACTATGACTATACTCATTGGTTATTGGCTCCCACACCAGACGTGGCATACGACTTTGAGATTCTGTACTACGAACGTAACCAACCACTAGACACATCTAACCAGACTAACTGGTTTACCATATACGCACCACAGGCATTGCTATATGGCTCTCTGCTACAGGCTATGCCTTTCCTGAGAAACGATGACAGGATTCCTATGTGGCAAGCTCAGTATTCACAAATTATGGGCATCCTGAAGCAAGAGGATACTCAGCGTATCGGTGATAGACAAGCCACGGTGTTAGACACATGACAACATTTGTCTCACCATTTACAGGCGATGTCATACTTCCAACGGATGTCAGCTATGCTGACTATACGCTAGACGGCGACGTACAACTGCAATGGCCTTCTGACGCTACTGGTACAGAGAACCCAGCCGCTAGGATTATGGACATTACTGGCGATACTGGCGTTCTTATCATGCCAACAGCTAATCAAGTATCAGTTGGTCAGGATGCCCTAATCCGTAACGTAAGCGGTATAGACTTTGATGTAAATAACTTCGATGGCGGAGTTATTGTAACCGTAGAAGCTGGTAAGGCTTCTTACCTATACCTGACTAGCAATGCTAGTACAGCAGGTGTCTGGGGAATTATTGACTTTGGTGCAGGAACATCATCTGCTGACGCCTCTCTATTGGCTGGCTTGGGATTGGTTGCAATCTCTACGACTCTCAATCAAAGCCACCCAACATCTTCAATATCAAATGGATATACTTTACTGGACACCGATAGAGCGCAAACCAAGATTTGGGCAAGTGGCGCTGGTACGGCAACCCTACCACTGTCAAATACTCTTGGGAACAATTGGTTCTTTATATTAAAGAACAATGGCTCTGGAACGCTTACCATTGACTGCTCTGGTGCCGAGACTATTGACGGCTTGGTAGATAAGTCATTTAATCCAGACGAGTCTGCCTTTATCATATGCACTGGCACAGAATACATTTCTGTTGGATATGGTCAGAGCAATACTTTCTTCTTTACTAATCTGGTTAAGCCAGTAACTGGTGGTACATATTACCTTACGTCTAACGAGAGCAGTTCCATCATTCAGGAGTATGTTGGCTCGCTAACATCTGATGTAACGGCAGTATATTTGCCTATTGTTAGCCTATACATAACCAGTAACCATACGACTGATAATGGCTTTACATTATCGGTAACCACAGGATTTGGCAATACAGCCGCAATCCCACCCGGACAGACTGCTTCATTGGTTTGTGATGGTACCGACTTCTTTAATGCCAATACTGTTCAGGCTGGTGCTACATCCCTCAATCTAATTGATGGAACAGTAGGAACGCCAGCTATTAACTTTGCCAACGAAACAAACACAGGTATCTGGAGGTCAGGTGCTGGTGAGATTGATATTGCTGTATTGGGTGTGAACAGACTGGCCCTAACTGCAACTGGTTTAACCGTTCAAGGGGATGGTACATTTGTTAATGGTATTTCTGGTGGAGTGTTTACGTGACCGCTAAAGTATTCGCACTAGATACACAACCCGGCATCCAACGGGACGGCACCGTCTTTGACAAGAACTTCTATAGCTCTGGTCGTTGGGTTAGGTTCCAACGTGCTAGACCGCGTAAGATTTTAGGCTTCAGAGAGATTGTTGGAGACTTGGCAGGGCCATCTCGTGGTATTTACGTTAATCCACAAAACAATTTCAATTATATTTTTAACGGATACGCTGACGGTCTTCAGGTTCTGCCTATAAATAATGATGGTGTTGGCTCTGGGGTGTCCGACTTTACGTTATCTGGATTCACCCCTAGCGTTAATAACCTATGGCAGTTTGATTCCTTGTTTGACTCACAAGGCACTGGCAACGAGACCCTGTTGGCTCACCCCGGATTAAACCTGTCTGACATTAATAACTCTACCAACACCCCAGTCCTTGGTGGTGACATAACTGGCACAACAGCGTCTCCAATTGGTGTGTTTACAGCTATTGGTGGGTGCGTTAATACAGACACATTCCTAACATTAGACGCGTCTAGCATCCTAATTGGAGCTGGTCAGCTAGTCACTGGAGCATCCATCCCAGATGGAACTACCGTTGTATCTGTGGCAGGGGTTGTGGTTAATCTATCCGCCGCCGTTACTGGCACCGAGACTTCACCAACTACATTCACATTTGATAACCAAATATCAGTATCTGGTGGTGTTGTTGTGCTACACCCATACGTATTCGTATATGGCAACAATGGATTAATAAAGAACTGTGCGGCAGGTAACACAAATAATTGGGTGTCGGCAGATGCTAACGAAACTAACGTAGCATCCACTAAAGTCGTTCAAGGTTTACCAGTACGGGGCGGCTCAAATGCTCCGTCTGGTCTTTTTTGGACTCTTGATTCTCTGGTCAGGGTTTCGTACACGCCAACCACAGTTACTATAGGCGCTACCGCATCTACCTTCTACTGGAGATATGACATCATATCCAGCCAGTCATCAATACTGTCTAGCCAATGTGTTATTGAGTACGATGGTATCTATTACTGGATTGGCGTTGATAGGTTTATGCTATACAACGGTGTAGTAAAAGAAGTTCCAAATAACATGAATCAGAATTACTTCTTCGACAATCTTAATTACGATGAAAGACAGAAGGTCTACGCAACCAAGGTTCCTAGATTTGGTGAGATATGGTGGTTCTTTCCTAGTGGGGATGCAACAGAGTGCAACGACTGCATCATCTACAACATCCGTGAGAATTGTTGGTATGACGCTGGAACTGCCGTTGGAGCAAGGCGCTCTGCTGGATACTTCTCTCAAGTATTCCGCTTTCCTGTAAATGCTGACACAGAAATCAATGACACTGGAGCTGTCAATCTATTTACTATAAGCAATGCTGGTTCTGCGTACACCGATGGAACTTACCCTCTTACAGAATTAGTGGGTGGCACTGGCACTGGCGCATACGCAGATATTACCGTTTCTGGTGGTGCTGTTACGGTAGTTATTATAGCTATTCGTGGTCTAGGTTATACGGTAGGGGATACCTTGACTTGCCCAACCCTACCAGCTGGTGGTGACTTTGAGATTACGCTTACCTACGTTATGAGCTATGTGTCGCTGTGGCAACATGAGTTTGGAGTAAATTCTGTTAAGGGTATTGCTGTGGTAGCCATCGAAAGTTTCTTTGAGACTAACGACCTAGGTTGGTTAGCTGGAGGCCCTTCACAGCCATCTATGATGGGTGAGAACAAATGGATTAGGGTAGAAAGAATTGAGCCTGACTTCGTTCAGGTTGGTGAGATGGAGTGCTACGTAACTGGTCGTCCCTATGCTCAAGCAGACGACGAGACTACAGGCCCTTACTTATTCGACCCAGACACACACAAGATTGACATGAAGGAACAGCGTAGAGAGATGCGCCTAAAGTTTGTGTCTAATACGCTTAATGGCAACTACCAAGTTGGTAGGCTACTGCTTAACGCAACCTTTGGAGATGTTCGTGGCTATTAATACCGCCCCAATAGTTGACCCACGCCATATGGATTTCCAGTATTGGGCAGAGATTATGTGTGACCAGTTTGCTGCACAGCAACTAGAGATACCTAGCAAGGACACGGATTGGAAGAGGTGGGCTAACGGTCTCAAGGCTATCGACATATTCAACAACGAAGGTATGCCAGACGCATCTGCATTTGATAATTGGAATGAATGGGCTGAGGCTTTGGTGTTAACAGTTAACATAAGTAGGGCGGCATGATTAACTTCATTGACCTATTTAATGCTGTATCTAAGACATCCAGACCGTCTCATTGTAGAAATGCTGTAGCCACCTCTATGAGTGACTCGTTTGAGGATATAGGCATAGACAGTTTAGATGGACTAGTAATGATGATGTACCTCACTGACGTATATGGCGTCAGCGAGGAAGTATCCAAGGGATGGGTGCCAACCACACTACAGGAGATATATGACCTCCTGATGGCACACAAGACTAAAGAGCCTACCTCAATAGATGACGTAATAGACTACATTAAATGATTTACCTAACCCACTATAGGTCACTGTCAACAACGAATGCAGAGCTATTCGATGATGTCGTGTACCCACAGAGAGTGCATTGGTTCCCAGAGATTTACGCCAAGATTAAGTCTGGCTTGTTTTATGTCCCACACAAGATAGCTGAAAAGGTTCTTGACCCAGAGTTGTGTAAGTATCTCAGGGAGAACCACGTAGGTAAGACTGCATTCATTCTGGCTGGTGGTAACGCCCACTTTGCTGGTATTAATCCACGCCACTACCCAGACAATAAGCTGTCATACAACTACAAGTTCTTGCCATTTAGCTTGACTCAAGTATTTGCTGGACGTACAGCCCAGTCATTTGGTCAGATAGACCAAGTGGTAACGGACGCGTCTGCCTGTGCTTCTAGCCTGAAGGTTATGATGGATGTGCAGACCTTAATCCGTTTCTATGGATTTGATAGGGTCATAGTCCTTACGGTAGAAGATGGCATATCTAACGCCATACTTGAGTTCTTTGGTGAAGCTAAAGCTGTTTTGACCGAGGAACAGGAACAACAGGGAATTAAGCCGTCCGCCTTCGATAGCAAGAACTTTGGCTTCAGGATAGGTCAAGGAGCCGCCTTAGCTGTGTTTGAATCCGAGAGAGCTACCAACATACTAGGCACCACCCCACACGCCGAGTTTCTAGGGGCATACAGCGCGTCAGAACAGTCTACCAATGCCATCGGTCAACGTGAGGACGGAGAGGGCTTTAAGAAGGCTATACAGGGCGCTATAGACATGGCTGATGTAAAGGCTAGTGAGATTAAGATAGTCAAGGCGCACGGAACTGGTACAGCGTCTAATAACGCATCCGAGTCTGCGGCACTACTTGCCATGATTCCCGACTTCATTGCTACGTCATACAAGCAAAAAATAGGTCATACTATGGGTAGTAGCGGATTATTAGAGACTTTATTGCTATTGGACGACATGAAAAATGGCTTTGTTCCAGCTATTGAGAACAGAACTGAGACAGATTTGGTATTTCTTTCGCATAAAGCACCTAGCCCAGATGGGTTAATTTTAAGTTTGGCGGCTGGTATGGGTAACATCTACTCTGCCGCAATCTTCAGGGAGTTGTAATGGCACAGGTCGTTGACAGTAAGCAAAAAGAGCTTGACACCAATGCAATCATTACGATTGCCATCCAAGAGACTGGGGTGCAACTAGATGTTGGTACCGCATATGCGTCTATTATTAATGAGATTAAGTCCAAGGGAACCACAGCTATCAGAGAAGGTAATACCATATTTATCATACACCACGCTAAGGATAGGATAGGTACATTCAGACCCCTGAACGCTGACACAGCACGTAACTATATTAATAACGTAAGTACATTTCTTACAGCCGCCTATAACATTGGCTTTGATACCCTGTACACACAATTTCAAGACCCCACTCTATTGTCCCTATTCAAGATAATCTTCAAGTCTAAGCCACCAGAGACAAAGATGGGCTACTCAATCAAGCGTACCGAAGGCGATGGGTACTCAGCCACTATAAAACTTGGCGAACCTAGGGGGAGTAAATAATGGGAGCCGTCGCTAGTTTCGTTGCAGACGTTGTAACAGCGCCATTTGAGGCTGCTGGTGATGTCATAGAGTTTGTGGCAGAAGAGGTTGTTGAGCCAGTATTACAGGAGGCTGTAAAGCAAGTTGAAAGGGCTGTTGAAGACCCGATAGGTACGGCGGCTATTGTTTTATCCGTAATGTATCCTCCAGCCGCGCCATATATTATGCCAGCAGCTACTGCCCTAAAGGGTGGTGATATAGAGGATATAGCACTTAGTGCTGGACTATCTTATATTGGAAGCGAGATAGCTACAAATTATGCTCCTGACGTGGCGTCAATCTTACCAGATGGCATTACAGACGCAACCGCAAGGCAGATAACAAATGTCGGAACTAACGCCCTTGTTGCTGGAACCAAGGCTGAGATTAATGGTGGCGATTTCTTCGATGTGGCAGGGAATGCTTTAGTTACTGGTGGAATAACAGCTGGTGTTAGCGATGTCGTAAACTTCGCTAAGAACGAATACAACTCCTACACTCCGACAATGACGGATGTGCCAGTACAGGATACGCTTGCCACACCAGACACACCAGATGCTCCAGTATCTACACCACTAGAGCCTGTTGATATGCCTACTGTATCTACAGACGATACGTCTAACGCACTTCCGCTATCAACTGGTGCAGATGCACAGCGCATTCTTGATGAATACGGTCAACCAACAGAGACCCCTGTAAACAAGTCTCCATGGGAGAATAGTGCAGTACCTAAAAGTCTAACAGACCTAGTTAATACTGAAACCTCCACACCCGGCGGTATTAATCAGACACCATCTGGTGGTCTTGCGGCTGTGTCTGATACCTCAACTAGCCAACCAGTAGCAGTATCTGGACTTGGGGACAAAACAGCTACTGTAGCTACAGACGTTGGTGCAATCAATAGAGCCGCCGATGAGACACCTCAACCAGTAGCTCGTAATGCCGCTGATATGCCAACCACACAAGTTGCGGTGGAGCAACCAACTGAGCAGACCACAGAGCAACCAAAAGAAGAGCCTAGCAAACTGGGTGCTGTAGCAGAGAAGTATTTGACTAGAGCGGCTACTGGAGCGCTTACTGGTGCCGCTATGGGTGCAGTTAGACCAACTGGTGGATTGCCACGTAGGGCTATGCCGAACAAGTTGTCACCAACACAAATAGCTACCATGAGGATGAGGCAACAGGCTCCAGCGCCAACTCCCATGATACCAACAGTAGCACCTAGTACCGCGAACCAATATAAAGCACCAGCGCAGTATGCTGATATAAGCACACTGACACCAGTTTCCAATATTTCTGGATTGACAGCACTACTAAAGAGGTTGAGGGGATAAATTATGGCAATTTTAGTTAAAAAGGGTGACCCAAATCCAACC